TGCACGTTGGTGTTCGTAACACTGTCGGTCAACTTACAGAAGACAGCTTCACTCAGACCAACCCCCCAATCGAAACTACTGCTGCTAGAGTAAGTACTTCAGCAGGTCTTTTAACCAACGCTCTTGGTATTCTTTCAGGCTCTATTGCATTCGCAAGACCTGACGAGGGTGCTAACTATCATGGTGGTCCTTCTGCAAGAGTTGCTGCTAGCGACCGTGTTCTTGGTGTTTTCATCAACAATGCTTCTGGCAATGCTTTTGAGAACCAACCTGGTGTAGCAAGCAACAGAGGACCTTATGTTTCAGCACAAGGTACTTATGCTAACCGTCTTTATGAGACATCACAAACAGGTGCTGATGTTGCTCTCACTTACACCATTGGTGAATCACTATTTGCTTCTGTAAATGGTTACTTAACTAATGACACAAATGAGAGAGCTTTTGATGAGACTGTTATCGGTGTTCTTAAAATCTCTCCGGACTCTAGCTCAGACGAGTTGGTTTACGATCAACGCATCTGATAGGAAAGGAAGTATATTATGAGTAATACAGTTGATAATTCAGTAAAACAAAAGATCATTAGCGACTACATCAAGACCCCTCAAGGTCGTGCAAAGCTAGCTGCTTCAATGACTCAACCTCTTCGTCTTCGCCGTGACTATACAAGCGTTGGTCGTAAGACCTTCCTTGTTGAGCAACTTCCTGATGGTGCGTTGCCTATTTACGACAAAGACCCAGACGTAACAGCTTTCGTAGTTGGTGAAGAAGGCGAGAACATTCTTGCTATCACCAAGCCTCGTCGTGTTATCTTCCCTCTCTTTGAGATTGCTTCTAACCCTGAGATTCCTTTAACTCAGATCAAGGAAAGACGCTTCGATCTTATCGAGAGAGCACAGGATCTTGCTAGAGCACAAATTCAGGCTGCTGAAGACGAGCGTGTATTCGCTATTCTTGACGCAGTTGCAGCTAATGGTTTCGACAGCGTTTCTGGTCAAACCAATGCTGACATTCCTGTTATCGCTCCTCTTAATGGTGCTGTTCTTGCTGACGCATACAGCCTAATTGAGAGACATGACCTTAGAGTTGCCCGTGTATTTATGAATGCTAGAGACTATGCTGACATTCGTAAGTTCGGTCGTGACATTCTCGATATCGAGAGTCAAGCAGCCCTTCTCAAGACAGGTCTACAAGCAACTCTTTGGGGTGCTCAAATCATCACAAGTCGTCTTGTTCCTGTTGGTACAGTTTATGTTTGTTGTGAGCCAGAAATGTTCGGTCGTATCCCTGTTCGTACAGAGTTGACTGTTCTTTCTGCTGACGATCCAAAAGCTCGTACAATCGGCTTCTCTTGCTTCGAGAATCTAGGTATCGGTGCTTATAACCCTCGTGGTCTTGCTAGACTTACTGTTACTCGCTAATCATTAGCTAAGTAAATGACCTAGAGTCTAGGTCAAGGGTTATCGAAATTAAACCTCAACTTCTTCTGGGAGTTGGGGTTTTTTTATTTATAGTCCTCCTTAGCTTTGATACTACTTAAAACTTGATCATTCCAAACCCTAGTATTTCGTTTATAGCTCCCATAGACAAAACAAGGAGTAAAAAAAATGAAGCTGTTCAATACAAAAAGAAGCCTAGCAATACATCCAGGTAGTCTTAGACTAAACCACACCAAGTTCTTAAACGATTGGTCTAGAAGTAAAGCAGGACCTAAAGATTTTGTTATCTTCTTTAAAGGTGGAAAGTACCTTAAAGTCTCTTTCAACCAGAACTCTCCTCACTATAAGAGATCTGTACCGAAGTTTGACAGAAATAAGGTGTTTGGTCTTGCTACTAAAATTCCAAGAGATGGGAAATGGCAATTTGTAGCTTATGTTTATGACAATGAACATAATCTGAGACAACTAACTGTCACAGGAGAAACCACTGCCAGAAAAGCTCTCAAAAAAGGTATTCTTGAAATGAGAGAGTATTATGTTCGCATAAACGGACTCCTTTTAAGAAGTCCAGAAAAAAAACTAGAAGATGCCCTCAAGTCACATGATTGGTGGCACATGATGAGCGATGACCATAGAGTATGGAGAGCTGGTGAGAGTAGTATGGAGAAAATCAAGAGCCTGTTAGATAAAGTGGACGATGCCACAGGTAAAGAACTTTGGTTAAAGTATGCACCAGATCAGTTTAAAGGTTATTATAGTAACAACTCTTAACTTTAAGGAGATGACTCAATGAGGATCTTTCTGTTTTTACTATTCTTGACCCTTCCCTTATCTGCTCATGCAGAAGAAGAACCTATACATAGACCTTGGGAAGCTAGTCTTGGTAATACCCAAATGTTTATTGGCTGGTATAAAAAGGGTTCTTACCCTGTACCAACTTCTTCTGCCACTTTAATTCTTTCAAGAGAAGTGGTTTTTGACTTCTCATTGTGGGCTGTATTCAATCTCCCTCTTAATTCTAACAGAAGAGTTACAGAAGAGGGTTTACTTGTAGAGAGCCAAACACCACCTACTTTTATGTTAGGTCTTAGTTATGAGTTTATCAGGTATGGAATGAGTGAGGGTAGGAGTCTAGGTCTTGATGCAGGATTTTCTGTAGGTAGACCTCTAACTCTTGAGGGTCAACTCTTTCCTGTAGGTGCGTTTAGATTAAAACTCCTTACAAAACAAGATAGCTCTATGTATGCTGGAATAACAACCTCACCTTATAACCCAGAGGGTGATTTGGTTTGGGGCTTGATCTCTGGCATGGGATATAAGTTTTAAAAAAAAGTACCCCCCTTTAATTAATCAGATAACAATAAGTATCTATTTTATTAAAGGAGAAAAATTATGAATGAGAAGATTGTATTAAGTATTTTGTTTGTTCTAGGTATTGCAGCACTTGTCTATGGTCTTAATAGAGAGAGCCTTGAAAGTGCTGTAGGTGAGGACAAGACATACAGCATTAGCTGTGAAACCCCAAAGGGTTGGGTAGAGTACAAGACCCACAGAAAACCTTTTGAAGCAAGTTGGAGGCGAGGTGGGGTTTGGTATTTTGAAACCCTAGAGGGTAAGAACATTACCTCTACCAAGTGTCACAGCGAAGAATAATAAGTTATCTCTCTAAAATAAGAAACCCCATAGGTTTTTTTGATAATAGGCTTATTAGCAGTCATTAATCAAAGGAGTGTAAAAGATGAAGAAATCTGCAAATGAAATTATTCAAAATCTTGAAACCAGAGTAGCCCAGCTTGAAAAGAAGTCTGCTCGAAAGTTCTCCCTATCCGCAGACTACCATTATGTGTTTAAGCGTAGTTATTATGCTAAGTCTGTAGAGCGAGTAGACCATTCTAAGGTTCTCTTTGAGGGCCCTAAAAAGAAGTTTATTCCTCAAGGTTGGTCATATGGAGTTGATGAGATCAATTCTTTTGTTGAGAGAGATTTGATTCAGGAGATTGGTAAGATCCAAAAAGAGATCGAGGAAGTTTTTTATGCAAGTGGAGTTGACCCAACAGAGTTAAGGGAAGATTTCGAGGACTCTGGCAACAAGTTTGAGTGGGTGTTGGTTGCTCAAGGTCGTGCGTATGAGGGAGAGGTTTTGAAACTCGCCTATGTACGCATTAAAGATAAGACCTACAACTTCTATGTAGCACCCTCAATCGAAATTAAGGTTCTCAACACAAAAGGCAGGGCTGTTAAGGCAAACTACATCCTTAATACCCTAGCATCCGAGCTAGGTATGAGAACTGTCCGTATCGGTTAAGAACGTCTAGTAGGTTTGGACTATGAAAGTGGTCAGCTAAATTAAGCCCTGCTACCCTTATTGGGTGGTGGGGGTTTTTTTTGTTTGTTTATAGTCCTAGGTGTCGTGTACCCTCACCAATACCATAAGGATTAGCTATGAGAAGAATAGCATCAGAAATACTCAGAGAATTAGAGATAAGAGTAGCCCATTTAGAGGGTATGAGCCAAGATGACATGAGAAAGTCTATTGAGGTTGTGATAGAAAAAACTCCATCAAAGGTAAGAATAGATTATGTTGAGTTCCC